GCTGATGAAGCAAGGAACGAAGTTCTTGAGGCTAAAGCATCTTTTGGCAAATTGCAAGCTAAAGAAAGTGCTAAAGTAGCAACTTCTTATGGTGAGCATATTATGAACATTAAGAACGAGATTGGTAATGCAATTGAGAAAGGTTGGAACGACATCAAAGCTGCATCTCGTAGCAATGGTAAAGGTTTCAACTACGAAATGGATGCCAAAGCTGTTCAAACAATGACCATCGGTACTAACCTGACTGGTTCTGTTTATACATCTTATGTTGACAACGCTTATTTGAGGTCTTATGTAAACCCACATCTGCGTTCTGTATTCAACATCATCCCTGTTTCTACCGGATCAGTTTCTTTCCCTCGTGGTAATACTCCAGTTGGTGAAGGTTCTTTCGGTAAGCAAACTGAAGGAAATGGTAAGCCTCAAGTTGATTACGATGTAACAGTTGTAAACACTGCTCTCTCTTTCATCGCTGGTTATGCTAAGGTTAGCCGTCAGATGATTGATGATTTGCCATTCTTGCAAGCTTATCTTCAGCAGTCTTTGATTGAAGATTTCCAAAAGGCAGAAGATACTTATTATCTTAATGCCATTGCATCTTCTGCAACCGCAGGTTCTTCTTCTGGTTCTAACACTGCTGAGAAGTTCATTGATTATGTTGCTCAGTTGGGTGCTTTGAATTGGACTCCAAACCTTTCTTTGATCACTCATGCTGGTTGGGCATCTTTGCTGAAAACCAAGCCTGCTGATTACTCAGTACCTGGCGGAATGGTTATTGACCAAAATGGTAATGTAAGAATCGTTGGTATCCCTGTTATCCCTCATTCTTTGGTTACAGCTTCAAGGATGTATGTGATGGATACTACCAAGTTTGCCATTGCTCAACAATCTGGTTTGAATGTACGTTCTACTGAGTTTGACCAAGATGACTTCATCAAGAATCTTTTGACGTTCCGCTGCGAAGCTCGTTGTGAACTGCTTCAGTTCCAACCAACTGCTGCCGTATACGGTGCAATCTAAGGTGTTGTTTTTTTAGAGTGTATATTTTGGGGGGCGGTATTCTTATCGCCCCTTTTTTTAACTTTGTACTATGGAAGTAAAAATACTTACTACTAAGAAATCAAAAATGCTTGATAGTGCATTGAAAGAGATGCATAGGAACTCATTTAGTGGTGAAGTTGTTTATGCCGTTCAAGATGAAAACCCAAAGACATCATTCAATCTATCAATGCAAAAAATAATGAATAGTACATATGGTGTACTATTGCTTTTTGAAGATGATGTAGAAATAAGGGATTTAAGTCATTTTGATGAGGCTATATCTCAACTACCAAGTGATTGGGAGTTGTGTTATCTTGGAGCGAATTTGGTTGATCACATTGAGAAATATAGTGAGAACCTTTACAAGACATTTGGGGCATGGACTACTCACGCAGTTATGTACAACAACCCAAAGGAATTGTGCAAAGGATATACTGATACAAGCATAATGTTTGATGATTGGTTAAAGACTAAAATTCACCCAAGAGGAAATACTTATATAATTAAACCAATGATTGCTTGGCAAAAGCCACATCAAAGCGATTTGTGGAATGGATATGTAGACTATACAAGGATATTTGATGACTCGGCATCTAAATTGATATAAATGAAAAATTATGTGATTATTGGGGCAATGGATGGCATAAGCCATGACAATATATTTGATAGACTTAAAGATGAGACTGACTATCAAGCATATTTTATTGAGCCAATACCACACTACTTTAATAAGTTAAAAGAAAACGTAAAGCAACTATCAAACGCAAAGGCATCAAACTTTTTTATATCAGATACTGATGATAGTGTTGAGATGGCTTATGTAAAGCCTGAGTGGATTTCAAAGGACTCATCATTTTTAGATGGATGCAGTTCACTTGTTGAGAATGGTGAGCCATTGAATAGGTACTTAAAAGAACTACCCAAAAGCATAATTGAGACAATAAGAATTGCTGCTATAACATTTGACCAATACTGCAAATGGTTTGATATAAAAGATATACATTATTTGCAGATTGATACAGAGGGATGTGATGAGAGGATATTAAATACCATTGATTTAGATAAGTATAAGGTAAAAGAACTTAAATTTGAGAATCACTATATAAGTGATAATTTTTATACTGAATTACTAATAAAATATCCACATTACAAAGGTGAAATAGTTGGTGCGGATATAATACTAAAATTATGAATATAGTTGCTTCTGTGCATCTTTACCCACCAGAGCATAACTGTGGCGCGGAATGGATGCTACACTTTATGCTCAAAGACCTTCAATCAAAGGGTCACAATGTGAGAGTTCTTTTACATGATGCGAATAAGTACAAGATAAGGGACAATTATGTCTTTGATGGAATTGATGTATTCCCTCCAAATCCAAATGTGATTGAGAACTTGATGAGATGGTGTCACGCGGTATTTACTCATTTGGACTACACAAGGTGGACAATCCATATAGCAAAGATGTATAGAAAGCCTGTTTTCCATCTGATTCACAATTCTCACCCATATCCGGAGATTATTGATGCAGAGAAAAAACAACACATAATATACAATTCTTTGTGGTTAAAAGAACTTTTGAACTATAATTTTAGTAATTTTATAGTGACTCCGCCAGTAGACTACAATTACTATGACTTGGAGAATGAACCTGAGGAGTCTGAATATATCACTTTAATAAACTTAAACGAGAACAAGGGCGGGAAGATATTTGGCGAGATTGCAAGAGCAATGCCACACAAGTCATTTTTAGGGGTTTTAGGGTCATACGATGAGCAGATAACTCCAAGCCTTTCAAATGTGACTTATGTGCCTAATTCGCCTAATATTAAGCAATGGTACGCAAAGACAAGGATACTTCTCATGCCATCAAAGTATGAGAGTTGGGGAAGGACAGCAACAGAGGCGATGTGTAGTGGGATTCCGATAATTTGTACTGATACACCTGGGTTGAAGGAGAATTGTGACAAGGCAGGTGTTTATATTAAAGATAGGAATAATGTCAAAGATTGGGTTGAAGCTATTACAAAGTTGGATGACAAAAAAGCCTATTCATGGGCCTCAAGAAAAGCAAAAGCGAGATCAAGAGAGTTTGACACAAGAAAAACGCTTGATGAGTTTGAGAACTGGTTCAGAGAAAGTGTTAATAAATATAATTAAAGATGACATATATAGACGGCATAACAATATTAGCTGACGCGGTTGTAGAACCCGTTAGTCTTACTGATGCTAAGAATTGGTTGCGTATAACTAATTATGATAGCGATGATGTGTTAATTGGTGATTTGTTAAATGGTGCAAGGGTGCATATTGAGAAGCTGACGGGTTGTTCTTTGGTTAACAAGTCAGTAAGGATAAATGTTGAATTGACTCCACAAAGCCAAGGATTTTGGATGCTTGATGTGCCTTATGGGCCATTGCTTTGTGTTGATGAGGTTAAGATCAAGACGGGAATGAACACTTACGAGGTATTGACAAAAAATAGTGACTTTGAGGTGATAGGCGGTAAGATTTGGATATATACGGCAGGTGTATATATCATAAAATATCAATGTGGATTCAGCACGATTCCAGAGGACTTGGCAACTGATATACTTACTTTGACAGCTTGGAGTTATGAGAATAGGGGAAAGAAAATGAATAATGACGTAAAGAATAGAATGAGTGAGTTTCCATCTTGGGAAGGTTTGAACTATCACCAATATAAAAAGGTTGTGATATAGTGAGTGGTTTCAATGTAAATATCAATGAAGGCAGGTTTAGGGAAATGCTCAATGAGTATAAAAAGACTGTCAATGAGGTATCTGCAATGATGGATATGGAAATTGGAGCGCATGGTGAATTAATGGCTACAAGTGCAAAAAATATGTGTCCAGTTGATACAGGTAGATTAAGGAGTTCAATTAGCTTAAAAAAAGAGCAATTTCTTTCTTATGAATTGGTTGCTCAAACTGATTATGCTGCTTATGTTGAGTTTGGTACTGGCAAATACTTTATATCAAATGGAGAGCCTTGGGATGGTGTTGCATCAAAATATAAGGGAAAAGGAATAAAACAAGTAAATTTGTTGGCAAGACCATATATGAGGCCAAGCATTTTGGCATACATCCCAAGTTTGACAAAAAGTATTGAGAACTTAATAAATGAAAAAAAGAAAGTATAATGCTTGATTGCTCAAATAATGTAAGAAGTATTTATATAAGTGCCTTAAATGGTAACATTTCTTATGGAGGTAAGAATGTGCCTGTCTATGGTCAACAACCTTTTACAACTACACCTCAAAACTATATAGTAATTTCATCAATTAATGAGTCAGCAAGTAACACAAATAACTCATTTGGTAATAGTGTTGATGTGACAATTGATATATTTAGTGAACAATATAGAACTTATGAAAACTCAATTGTTGATAATATATCTTCACAGATACTAAACATACTAATTCCAGATACATCAGTAAACGGATTTAGTGATATAAACTTTGAGGTATATCCAACACAAAGAACTTCATCAAGTTATTTACCTTTGAGGGATGGAGAAAACTTTGTAGCGAGAAAGATAATAACAATTAGTAATTTAGTAAATCAAAAATAAAATAAAATGGGACAGATTTTAGGATCATTGCAAAACATAGAGATTGATGTAGCTGGTGGCTCATCTTATAAGAATCTCGTGTGTCTGCGTACGGCTTCAGTTAATACAACTGTTGACTCAACAACAGAGCAAACAAATTGTGGGCCTTTGACATCAGTTGCTGATGCTACAATGGGTCTTGACTTTGATGCAATTTGTGAGGTATCACCAACAGTTGCTCAGATTTCTTATGAGGATTTGCTCGTTGCTATGGCTTCAAAAACACTTGTAGCAGTAAGAGTACAAAACCCAGTTGTTACTGGTGCAAGTGTAGGTGCTGCCTACTACCATCAGTTCCTTGGCTATATAACTTCACTTACTCTCAATCAATCAACTACTGAATTTATCAATTTTTCTGGTACTGTTACTTCTACCGGAACAGTTGATGTTACTCCTTAATTATGAACTACACTACTATTACTATCAACGAAACTAAGATTGGGCTAAAATTCGGGATGGCATCTTTTAGATACCTTCAAGGAAAGTTCATAGAAGGAAGGGCATTTGAAAACAATGAATTAAACGAAATAGGTGTTGCACACATTATTTATAGTGGCTATTATAATAATTGCCTTATAAAAGATGTTGAGATATATTTATCATTTGAGTATTTTGTTGATTGGGTTGAATCTAATTTAAAAAATGAAGATTCATTGAATCAAATAAAAAATGTGATAAATGTTTGGACTGAAAGCGATTTCATCAAACAAACACAAGAAGATGATAAGCCAAAAAAAAAGACATCTCGTTTGAAAAAATAGAATCATTTGCCTTTGGTGAGTTGAATTTATTGCCTAATGACTTTTATAGTATGAGTCCTCGCCATTTTTCATTAATGATGAAAGGGCATGAGATTAAAAGAATAGATGTATATAAGCAAACAAGACTTTTGATGTTTACAATGGTGCGGTTAATGGGTGATCCAAAGACCGCACCAAAAACACCAGAAGCATTGTGGCAGTTGCCAGGTGATGAAGAAAATGGCAATGTGATGAGTGAGGATGAGATGCGAGAAATTTTTAAAAGGTTGGGTAAATGAGTTCAAGTCCATTTGTTTTTGAGATAGGTGCTGACATAACCAAATTCACTAAATCAATTAGTGAGGTTGATAGTGAATTGAAAGTGCTTAGAAATTCATTAAAGACTCAGACTGGCGCAGCTATTGTTGAAACAAATAAGCAAATTAAGCAACTTGAAAACAGTCTTGTTGATCTTAAAAAAGTTGGACTTGATAAATTACCAAAAGGTGCAGCAGATGGAGCAAATGCTTTGTTTTCACTTAATCAAGTTGCAAGAGATTTGCCATTTGGTTTTGTTGCCATTCAGAATAACTTGCCATTAGTATTTGATTCATTTGCAAAATTAAGCAAAGAAAGTGGAGGAGTAACAAACGCATTTAAATCAATTGGCTCTGCATTGGTAGGCCCTGCTGGTTTATCTTTTGCCATTGGTGCAGCTATTTCAGGAATAACAAGCCTTGTTCAATCTTATGGTTCATTAGGGGCTGCTGTAACAGATATATTTGGGTTACAAGTAAAGGAAAGAGATTTGCAAAACTCATTAAACTCAGCTTTTGCTGTGTCTAATGGAGAGATAGCCGGAGAGGTTGCAAATATGAAATCATTGAGCAGTATTCTTATAAGCACTAATTCAACATTAGAGCAAAGGAATGGTGCTTATGCTCAACTTAATAAAGAGTATCCTGGTATATTATTTGGTATAAGTAAAGAAGAAATAGCAACAGGAAAAGTAAATGAACAAATAGCAAAAAGAATTAAGTTATTTTCTCTACAATTAGAACTTGAGGGTAAAGCTGATTCAATAAGGGAACTTATATCTAAATCAGCAAAAGAACAGCTTGAGTTGGGTGCAAAATTAAAAACAGGTGGGTTCTTTGATGTTCTTGGTTTACAATTGAAAGGATTCTTTCAAACTGGTGATGCAGGTGTAGGTGGTGTATTATCTGCCGTTGGAAATACTTTTCAAAAGACAAGTGCTGAAGCAGATTTCTTTAATAAAAGTTTAACCAAAGTAAACCAAGAGTTAGTTGTTGTAAATGCTGAAGTTGACAAGTTAGTAAAAGGACAAAAGGATGCAGATGCAGCTTTAAAAAATGCTTCAAAAGCAATAAATCAACAAGCTAAAGATTGGGAACAATTCCAGAAACAAACAAGTGAAGCAAATAAAAGACTTGCTGAATTTTATACAAATCAATTACAGCAGCAAGCATTAAAAAATAGGACTGAGGAATTAAAAAAACAAGCAGAAGCACAAAAGCTATTAACAAAACAAACCTTAGAATCTGCAAATGCACAAATGCAAATGGATGCACAAGCATTTAATCCATTGGCACAATTAAGTAAAACAACTGATCCATTAAAGATTGAACAAGATATTGCATTTAATCAAGCTTCAAAGATTGAGTATTTAAAATCTCAATTTTTGAACCTACAAGCTGTATTTGATAAAACAAAAGCAGGTATTGAGTCATCACTTGTTGAGCCATTTAGCTTATTGTTTGATAATCTAACAACCAAGGGTAAAAGTGCTTTTGAAGGTTTTGGTAAAATGGCAATTGGTATAATTAAAAAAATAGCGACTCAACTTATAGTTAGTGGAATAGCAAATTTGCTAACAAATATTTTATTCCCGCAAGTGGGAGCAGCAAAAGGTATAATGGCAACGCTTGGATCATTTACCAAAGGTGGTGGATTTTTAGGGTTCGGTGGTGTAGCAAATCCTTCATTTGGTGGTGTGAATGGTGGTGGAATGAGTTTAAGTGGACAAGTTGTTTTTGTACAAAGAGGGTCAGACCTTGTTGGAGCATTGAATAGAACAAACGCACAAATTAATAGAGTTGGCTAAAGCAGAAAAATATAGATATAGTTTCAAGACACTTGAGGGTCAAACTTGTACAGTTAGGTTTGATTTTGAGGGATGGACAGGGGCATCAACTACTTTAGTAGGTGCTGACAAACCATTTACTCTTGGTGAGTTTAATACTGATGAGAATATATTTAAGCCAATTAGAGCGCAATTGGCAACAATGAACATCATTGGGTCAGCAAGTGGGGTAACTACTGATGACTTTATGATGGATAATGATAATGATGTTATTGTTTATTTTGATTTTGGGACTTGGGGAAATTATTGGATAGGATATTTGACTCAAGATGATTTTCAAGAGACTTGGGTTGATACAAATCATGTTTTAACAATTAGAGCCACAGAGGGTCTTGGATTGCTAAAAGAAACTCAACTTGGAAATAATGGGGCAGAGTTGATTGGAACTTTCACTCCATTTCAGATTGTTGAATATGCAATGCAAGGAGCAGTTCAAAATTTTGTAGACTATAAAATTTACTCAAACCTATTTTATGCATCAATGAATGATGGTGCATTATACACAGGGTTTGATCAATGTACAGTTGATGCAAAGGCTTTTCAGATTGATGTTCTTCAATATGATGATTCTTATACTGCGATTGAGAAGCTAAACACAGCTTGGAATCAGACCATTTATATGTATAAGGGTAAATGGGTGATATTTAGGATTGAGGAGTTATATTGCCCTACAACAGAGAATATAAGAGGATTTAGGTCACTTCTTGGCACAAGGACATTGCTTAATGATAGATACGATGTGAATGTCGGTGTTGGAGAGAGTGTTAAACCTATAACACCAGAAATGTTAAGGTTCTTAAAAAGAAGGACAAAGAAAGACATTATACAATATAATTATGACCCAATCAATGAGATAGTTCAAAATGGTTCATTTGCAAGAGGGTCTTTTATTAGTGATGTTTCAAATGTTAAATCATATAATATTGATAGTTGGACAAGGCAAGAAGGTGGTACAAGTTCTACCCCAACATTTACAACACCTACAACACCTACTACTGGCACAGTCACAAGAGTTGAGGTTTATGATGGTGCTTATGGAATTTTAGAAGATAATTATGTAAGGTTTGACTCTGCAATTGCATCATCAAATGCAGTTTATAGGTGGATTAAATCAACAGACCTTGAGATTTTGCAAGGTGAAAAAATAAGGTTTAGTGTAGATACAAGGTATAAAAATGTGTTTACTGATGATGGTAAAAAAAGGCAAGCATATATACTTTTATATGGTAATGTAAATAATTACTATTTAAAAGATGATGGTACATGGGTACAAACAAATGCAACATTTAGTACAAATGAGCAATTTTTTGGCACATCATATTTGACATCTAATGATCCATTGTATAGTGATTGGATCACACTTAGTGTTGACTCACAGCCTTGTCCAGATTTTGGTAATATAAATATTATATTATTAAATGATTTTAGGACTTGGGAGAGTGGCGGTCAAGAGTCTTGGTATAAGTCACTACAAGTGCAAGTATTGACAGGGTTTAATGGTCAGTATGAAATTGATATTACGGGTGTTCAGTCAATATTCACAAAGGCCGACAATCTAAAAATGGTTGACCAAAGTGAAATATACTTTGATGATAGCTTTTCAAATAACTTCAAAGGCACACTTTTAAGGGCAGATGGGGTATCACTCACAGATAGGCAATGGCATAGGAGTAGATATGTATCAGAGATTGAAGGATTTAGAAAAGAGAACGCAATTGCTCATTGGCAGTTCAATAGAATTGATAGGAATAAGATTGATGCTAACTTCTTTGGACTTACATGGGATGATGGAACTGAGCCAATTGGGTTAATAAATACAATAAAATTTGTTGATGATGACCCCAACAAAATTTATGCAATATTGAACCTAAAAGAGATTGACTTTGCCTCATCAACTTGGAACGCCACACTTCTTGAGGTATTTGATAATGATAGGGATGTTGATGATTATGTATTAAAGAATTTTGATGCTGACCCAACAAACAATACTTATATCGGAATCACTAAAGTTCCTTGGACTATTGTTAGTGGTGCTGACTTTACAATCTCAACTGGGAATACTTTTACCTACACAGGCACTACATCAATATCACCAAGTATTAGTTGTGTAATAAATGGTACAATAAACTCACTAACAAGTGGCACTGATGTAATATTTAATTTTATTATAAATGGTGTATCAAAAGCGATACAGGTAGTTGATTGTACAACGCTTCCAAAATTATTTACCTTAAATTTGAGCAATATATCTACTATCAATTCTGGTAATACTATGTTTGTTAGTATTTCAAACAATGTTGATGAGATTAATATAGGATTGGGTAACTTGACATTTAGTTACTATGTACCAGGCACTCCTACTTATGACCCTTATCAAGTTAAATATATATATCAATAATGGCAGACGCAGTAAAATCAGAAGGGTTAGTTATAGCTTATCTTTATGAAGATAATGTCTATCCATTGGCTTGCGCTAAGAACTCATCAATTACATTGAGTAGGGACTTCTTAGAGTTAGCACCAAAAACAAATGGACTATATCGTGAATATATAACGGGGAGAAGGGGTTTCACCATTAGCGGTAGTGGATTGGTAAAGATGGCTCAAAGCTACATGCACCCAATTGAGTTTTTTGGTGATTTTTTTACTGGTAGTGATACAAAATTTACTGCTTTTCTTGATTTAATTGATGCTCAAAATAATTATCGTATATATCAATTTGATTGTTATATACAAGATTTAACTCTTGATAGCACAGTTGGAAGCATTGCAAACTATAACTATACCCTTCAAGGTACTGGCAGCTTTACTGAGTTGACGGTAGTGGATACTTACACAGTAACAAGTGGTAATATCCCTGCAAGGAATCCTGCCACTCACAAACTCGTTGCCGTTGGATATGGTGGCAAGTGGTACTATAATTACACAGTTACGGGGTCATTTGTTATATCACTTGGAACGGCATTAAATGGCACATCAGTTATTGCTGCTTACATTGCATTATAACCATAATAAATCTTAAATTTACATTATGATAGGCGAACATAATTTAAGGACAATTAAGAGGGGTGATACATGGGTATTGCCATTATCATTTTGGGAAGATGAGTGTCAAGAGGTGGCGATTAATGTAAGTACATATACTTTTAAACTTATGGCAAAGAATAGTTCCGGTACTACAATTTTTACTTGGGATAATGCTATTTTTGTGCAAGGTGCTACTAATGAGAGGACAGTCACTTTAAGTGCTGTCACAACTGCTACTTATACTCTTGGTGAGTTCAATTACGAACTACAAGTTACTACTGGTTCTGGTGTATTTACATGGATGCAAGGCTTTGTCCAAGTTGTTGATCAAATAACAAGTTAACGATGGTAATCAAGATAAATTATACAAGTAGTGATGTGTATGTCAGCACATCAGTATCACCGGTTTATGTGGTAGTTAATTATAGTGGTACTACTACGGGTGCAGCTGTGTGGGGTCAGATTACAGGAACACTTAGTGACCAGACTGATTTGCAAAATGCTCTTGATGCAAAGTTTGATGATCCTACCGGAACAACAGCACAATATCTTCGGGGCGATGGTTCGCTTGCTACATTCCCAACTATACCAAGCGGAACAGTTACATCAGTAGGATTAACAATGCCAAGTGCATTTAGTGTTGCAAATAGCCCGATAACAAGTTCGGGCACAATAGCGGTTACGGGTGCAGGTACGGCATCTCAATATATCAGAGGTGATGGTCAACTTGCTACATTACCAAGTAATTCAAGTGGAGGAAGTTCGGTAGCGTATTACCTTAATGGTAGTGTTGCTGCAAGTGTTGGTACTTATTATCAAATGAGCAAGACTGCAGTTATTGGAACTGGAACTGATTTTTCAAAAGCAGGAAATGGTTTAATTTCTCAATTCTTAACAGATGTAGCAGACCCAAATAGATTAGAAATACCTGCTGGTGCTTGGAATTTTGAGATGTATTTTAGTGCATCATCTTCGGGTGGTACACCTGCCTTTTATGTTGAATTACTAAAATATGACGGTACAACTTTTACATCTATTGCATCATCGTCAGCAGTTCCTGAAGCAATTACAAGTGGGACTATCATTGACTTGTATTTGACTTCATTAGCAATTCCTCAGACAACTTTATTATCTACTGATAGATTAGCAATAAGAGTTTACATTGTCAATAGTACGGGCGGTAGGACTATTACAATGCACACCGAAAATTCACATTTATGTGAGATAATTACAAACTTCGCAGGTGGAGTAAGTGCTTTAAATGGTTTAACTGCAAATACTCAATACTTTGCAACGGGTACAAGCGGAACAGACTTTGCGATTAGTTCAGCAACAGACACACATACGTTCAATCTACCAACGGCATCAGCAACGAATAGGGGTGCATTGAGTTCTGCTGATTGGAGTACGTTTAGCGGTAAGATTGGCGGTAGCGGTGTAACGGGACAAGTTGCATATTGGAATGGAACGAATAGTCAGACGGGTTCAAATAATCTGTTTTGGGATGCTGCTAATGCAAGGTTGGGGATTGGCACAAATACGCCTGTTGATAAGGTTGACATAAATGGTGGATTGGTAGTAAGGGGAGATATATTAGCAAGAACAACAGGAAGTACATTTTTATATCTAAGAGCAAATGATACAACTGGTGTTGCAGGTGTAAGATTTGCAAGAGAAAGCACTGGGGCACAATTTGGAAAAATAGACTATGATTTTGCTACTGATAGAATGATATTTAGGTCAGGTGGTAACGATAGGATGTATCTAACATCCGTAGGCAACTTGCTTTTAAATACCACCACCGATGGCGGTCAGCGTTTGCAGGTGCAGGGTGACGTATTTATAAAAGGTAGTGGCGCAACTGATTCAACTTTTGGTTTGACTGTTCAGAATAGTGCAGGAACAAATTTATTAAGATTTAGAAATGATGGTTATTTTTTTATCAATGGTTCAGGTATATTAAATGGAAGATTAGATATTGATAGTGACTTTAGGGGAATAATGGCAGCAAGTTCAAGAACTGCCGTAGGTAGAACCTCTAATGGTACAACTACTCTTTTTTATAATGGGTTACAACTACTGACGGGAAATGCTGCATGGTCTTTCAATACAGATGCAGGTTACAATTTAACTACTGGTTCTGCAGTTGGTTTATCAATAAAAAATCAATTTACACCAACATCGGGAACTGCTGAATTTACTCATTTAGCACTTACACCAACCATCAATCAGACTGGTGGTGCAAATGGTATAACAAGAGGTATACATATTGCATCCACTCTCACCGCTGCTGCTGATTGGCGGTCAATTGAATGGTCAAACAATAGCGGTTGGGGATTGTATGGAGCAGGGACTGCGAATAATTATCTTGCAGGAAAACTTGTAATCGGAAAAACATCAGTCAGCACATTTGCTCTTGATGTCAACGGAACGGCAAGGGTGAGTGGGGATTTGACTGTGAGTAAGAATCAGAATGCGGGTACAAGATTTGATGTAATTAATACAACATCGGGAACTGGTTCTTATGCTGAGTATAGGATACAAGCAGGTACTGGTAGTGCAAGTTTAGGTAAATTTAGTGGCACAACAACTGCTTATAAATTCATAAATGCGAATGATTCATATTTTTCAAATTTTACTAATGGAGATATTGGATTTTTAAATGATTTTGCAACAGGCAATATAAAATTTGGAGCAGGTGGTTCATCAACGGCACACATGACAATCAAAGCAAATGGTTCAGTAAGATATCAACCAATGGCAACTCCTGCAAGTTCTGAAGCAGGGGATGTATATTATGATTCATCAACAAACAAATTAAGGTGTTATAACGGAACATCATGGAATGATTTATTCTAAAACTTTAAATAAAATAAAATGGCAAAAAAAATCGAACCCGTTACAATATGGGTAAATGGCGAAAGCAAACAAGCAGAGTATTTTCAAGTTACTTGCATCAATGACAACTATGAAAATTCAGCAACGAACTATTGGCAGTTGTTCACCAAAGTAGTAGATGCTGAAGGTGTTGAATCAATGGGCGAACAAGTTGCTCAATCAAATCTGACAATTGATGGTGCGGATTATGTTGCATGGGGCGACCAACCTGCAATGGCGATTAACGCATGGATTTACAATTGGAGTGCGGAGAAACTTAACCTGACCATCATCTAATGAGGATCAATCGGTCAATCATATCAAACCAGACTGAGTCGGTTCCCGTAACACGAACCCTCACCATTAATGGTACAACATATGACCTAACGGCCAATCGTACCTGGACTGTTAGTGGTGGGGGAGTGACGGGTAGCGGTACTACCAACTATCTATCGAAATGGACAAGCGGCACCGCGTTGGGCAATAGTTTAATTTATGAAAGCGGAACCAATGTCGGCATTGGAACTTTAACTTTTGTTGATTATAAATTGACTGTTGCGGGCGCAATTGCTGCTTTGAGTGGTGGATTGGTATCCAATTCAAACTCCGGTATTGATAGCAATCTATATGGAAGCGGACAAATTGTTAGTGGATCATCATCTCAACCAACTTTATATTTAGATACAACGTGGAACACAACGGGAAATCCGTCATTGATTGATGTTAACGCAACAAATACGGCGAGCGGCGCATCTTCGAAATTGCTCAATTTAAAGGTTGATTTTACAACAATGTTTAGTGTGAGCAAATCCGGTGCAGTAACAACCGCGCCTCCAACGGGATACACCGCAAAACCCTGGAAACTTGGTGATGCAACAAGTGGAACGATAACACCAGATTATTATATCAAAGTTGAGATTGATGGGCAGATTTACTCAATACCTGCATTGTTAGGCACTCCATAATAGATTTTTTAGTATTTTTATACCTAAATTATAAACTATGAACTTGACAGAACTGAAGGCACAAGCCTATGACATCCTTGCTCAAATTGAGTATTTGCAGAAGCAACTTCAAGACACTAACGCAAAAATTGGCGAAGAACTCCAAAAAGAGAAAAACGAAAATGGATAAAAAAATTAGTGCATTACCGATTTCATTTGAGCAGTTCAGCAAAGACCCAGTAAAAGGTTTTCTGTTCAT